CGGCGTTAGTTACCTGGGATGCCGAGCTCTGCGTCTCGACGCTCTCGGATTATGGCTCGTCTTGGATTGCACGTCTCTGTCATCACAGGGGTGTGCTAAATGTGCTCCACGACCCGATGGTCGAGCTGGACTCTGCACGTCTCTTGGACGTCGCAGTGCGCATATATCCCACGTTTGCTCTTGCAGTAGAGGAGACGATTCAGGTGACGCTAGTCAGCGCTCTCAATGCGCCAGGCCTCCTAGCCCTAACACAAAGTGATGTTGCTTCTCGCATTCTTGCGGCTGCACTCACAGTTTCTGTCTGTTCAACGAGCGATTCAATTTCGCAACCTACTTTTTCGTTCACATGGCACCCGCTTCCTCAGGCCGGACCTCTGGTCCCTCAGCCTGACTTGGTCTCAGTCTCCCGACAGACGATTCCTGCGGGCATGACTACGGTGATTACTGTTCACAGATCCGGGCTTTGGCCCTTCGTGCAACCGTACATCTCCGAGCTCTCCGGCTCTACAATTAGCGACGCGTCGACTTTGCCAGCTCACAAGAGCGGTACTCTGTCTGCAACCGGAGATTTGGCACATACCGCCACCCTGATGAGGATAGCTACGCAGCAAGGTGCTCGCGTATTCGGTGAACACCGGACCTCACATCATCTAGTCTCCTATGTGGAGCTTACCGTTACGACAAATCAAATGTACGGTATCCATGGTCCAGCAGATCAGCTGACCGCGCCTTTCAAGGCGCCCCTCTCTCTCATTTCGTGCCTCTGCAAGGAATTGAGAACCGATCGTGCGTATCAGTCTTTCACGGCAGCAGGAGTTAAACTTCTAGCCCGAGACTTCGCCAGTAGCCCCGCTATGTCATCCCCGTCCACTTACGAGTGTGCGTTGGGTGGTATGTAGCGGTGTTGCTGCACTGAATGCGCAGACCAGAGGAGGAAGGGACAATGTTATCCGACTATGTGGGAGGCCTTTATAGGCCCAAGCAGACGGTGGGACGACAAAGGGCGCCTTCTACCTGGCGGAGCTGACGTTGACAGCTTCGGAAAAAATCTGAGTCAACAAACTAGAGGTCAACTTCGCATACGCGATGTGAGGAACCTCTGCACTGGCGGTCCGAATTGTTCACTGAATTCGGGCCGCCCACCGTCGGCTGATGCGAGGCATCGGCTGGCTACAATCGACTACACCCACAACGAGCTTGCTCGTTGGTTTGCGGTGGTCGACGCGAAGTGTTGTGATTGTGATGAGCCCAGTTTGCGAGAACTTGAGTTCACCAAGAAAGACGTCAGGCTTTGGCGGGATAGGAAGAACCCTATGCACCGCGCCAAAACATCGAGATTTATGAAAAACTCCTTCGGACCGAAATGGGGTAAGATTTTGTCTCATTTCGCTGGCTTCCTGCCCTCCGGGGTGTTCGTTCGTATACGCCAGATCCTTCTGAGATTTACAGCTTGTTGTGAGACATGTTGGATCAAAAATCTGAAGGCTCTTTCGGCGCGTGCCATAAAAATGAACATTCTTCAGGGGCACGGAGTTTGGAGTTACATGGCCGACCTCAAGGTTTTGGGAGGTTATGATTGTGCCCCTAACAGGGCTGACGTGTTCGAAGAGATGAAGGACAAGATACTAGACCAGGACGGTCGGAAGCTCTTGTGGACCAAACGGATGGAGAAGAAGTTGGATGCTGCTGTGCTCGATATTGATTTTCGGGCTCCTGGCGACCAGATCACATTCGGGCAGTTCATGGAATTCAGGGATGCATGGGGTTTGGCGGGTGCTAGTACAGAAGGTACTCCCGTTAAGATAGCAATGTGCAGACCGGATGTCAAGTTGGAAACGGCAGGGCCCGTAGACGGGGCTGATTGGAAAAGGACCTCTTTGAGAGGCAAGTTTGTAAACAACTTGGCCTCTACGGAGGAGGAACTGATCTCGTCGGCTTTGACCGAACATCCTCTACTCCTCTACCCTTTTAGGAAGGAGGACGAACCCGCCAGGACGCGTGGCGTGATTTCTACTGATTCGAGATCGTATAGGAGGTGTGCCTATGTGGACAAGATCATGGTGGCTGATTATAATGGAAAGAAGCTGTGGACAACTCTCGGTCTTTCGCCGACGCGGAAGGCCGAATCGAGGAGTTCCCTCCATGCTTTGAATTCTCGTAAGGACATTTTTGCAGTTTCGCTGGACCAAAGCGAATTCGATATGTCTCAGACGAAGAAGGCGGTACGTTATGCGATAGGAGCAGTATTCAATGCTGCTATTCTCGCTGCACGTCCTGACCTGAAGACGGACCTCTTGAAGATGAGGGACGTGGAGCTTTCGGCGTTCGATAACGCGATAGTAATATTCAGAACGAAGGAGGGAGAGTTGAAGATAGAGTGGAAGAGGGGAGTGCCGAGCGGACATGCTTGGACAGCTCTTATAGACACTTTGATCAACAGGGCTGAGGCAGAGACGGTAGCAGAAGATCTAGGTGTAGAGATTTTGGATGCCAGGTATCAGGGTGACGACGCAGTGTTGTTTACTCGGACGCCGACGACGGGGGAAGATTGGGCGGTAGGATATGCCAAGTATGGTTTGCTAGTTAACGGCGAAAAGACTTGGGTCTCGAATCTGCGCTACGATTATCTGCACGAGATAAACGGCCCTGAGGGGGCCTGGGGTTTCCCATCTCGTATGTGCAAGACTTTACTTTGGAAGAAGCCGGAGTTAGGAGGTTCGGGATTTAAACCGGCGCATGCGCGCGACAGGGAATATTTCACCGCGCTCCTCAAGGCACACCGACGTGGCATGGCAAATTGCAGAGAGGTTGCGGAGCACACTCTGTACAGGCGCCTACTCCCCTGGACGGAAGGGAAGTCTAATTCTGCTAGGGAAGGCAGGGCCAGACGGAGAGCGTGTGAGATGACGAATACGCCTTTGGCGCTTGGAGGATTGGGTTTCTCGAGTTCCGGGCGGATGGCACTGACCATAGTAGTGTCGGGGGTGGCAGAGGCTGCTTCTCGAATTCGTATACTCGGCGAGTTGCACAACGATACTCCAGAATGGAGGGCTTGTTTGCGACAACGTTTTTCTAACTCTTTTCCGATGCCCGGCATCCAGACAGCGTACTACCACACGCGCGTGAGCTCTCTCGACAGAAGGGAGGTCTTAACACGTCCACCTATGAAGGGGTTCGGTTTGCGAGCCTTTCTTCAGTGGACCTGTCAAGACTATTCGAGGGTCGAAGACGCTTGGGCACGTAAGATACGCTTGGAGGCCGCCCTCTATGACAGGAAGATAACAATCACAAAAGACATGTTGCCAGACAGAAGGGTAGCAGAGTCCGTTCTTGGAGCCGACCGGGCTGCCAGGATGCTGCACAGGGAGCAGAGTCTACAGTTAGATCTAAGTACTGAGACCTCATCCAGTGAGCCGTACGCAGCCATATCGAATTCGGCGAAGTCGATGTGGGACATGGCTCTAATTATAAAGCTCAGATCAAGGCTGTTCCATCTAGGGACGGCCGCCCGGAAGATAGCTCAATGGGCTCTCTTCACGAGTTCGCGCTTCACGCGGACGATCCGAGTCGCAGTGTAAGGACTGCGCAAGAAAACAACAAGACCACGCGGGGCACGCACCCCGTTTGGCGCATTCAGTGTGGGAGTAATAACGACCACGTACGTAGCGGCACCAACCAATTTTCAGGCACGTTACACAACTAAAGAAAGGAAGAGAATATAGGCAACTGCCAATTCTTGTACGTAAGAGGTCCATACCAGTGG